CAATTTTACATCCTTTTAACATGAAGCAGGGTGAAAAGACCTGTACCAACGAAGTGGAGATCCCACAACCCATGTTCGAGCTCATTGGCGAATATGTAGGCACGCGTTTAGACGATGTGGACAGTCTTAGGTCCGTCGTTCTATCTACCCGAAAGGGCTACGCGTTGCGCAGCAATCATCGGCTAAACCTTGCTATGCAAGAGACGCAGTTCCGTAAGCACGCACAAGGGGACATCGACTCCGGGTTAATGCGCCACACGGAGTACAAGAAGTACTGTGGAGGTTTGACTTTGACTGAGGCACAACATGCATCTCTGTATGAGTTGTTGTTGCAATCGAAATCCAACATTGATCAGATGGACTATATCATCCTAGAAATTGATGGCGTAGAGCGCCTCTTTCTACCGGCTTTTGAGCCGTTTTCAGTGATTGATAGGACGCTTGCACCAGTTTCTGAGTACATTATGCTCTTGGCGACGGAAGGCCGGTTCAGACTTAACCCTTGGACTAGCCATTACCTCATCAGGAAAGTTGGTGATGAAAGGGTCCTCAACGGGTCCAGAGAAAAGACAGTGGTGCGAAATCACCGAAGGGTAATTCTTAACCTGAAAGCCTATTGGTTTGCTGTCTTGATTTCAGGCTCGCTACCAAACGCTTTGGCCCAGAGCGTTGGGGACAAATTGGTCTCAAGGCACGCTAAACTATTTGGTTTGCTGGCGGACTATCTGTTGAGTTTCATAGACAGAGTAGGAAGATTGGTTACGTACTTGTTGGCTTCGGTCAGCTTTGATTGGTACGTGGGCATGTCTGATGAAGCGAAAGCAGCGGGTGAGTTGATCCTAATGGTTCTGCTATTCTGGTGGTTGTATCGTAGAAGTACGTTCGAGCACACTCTAGTAGTGCCTAAGGTGAAACAAGCCGATAGGTTTCTAGGACAGCTGTTGGGAGAGAAAGGCATGGAGTATCGCGTACGTATTAACGGACGTGAGCTCGTGCTTTCAGCTGATGAAGAGACCTGCCTCCATCAAGATGAGATGGCTATGCCGAACTCGGAGTATTTTCCTTGCCGGGCGCAACCCATTGGAGCCATATTGATTACAACTGATGACAAGGACGTTCAGGTGTTTGGAGTGTTTTGGCGTTTGGACGAGTATCTCGTCACAGCTAGGCACTGCAGTAACACTCTGTACGCGTCGACAGCTAAAATCTATTTGGCTTCCATTAAACCAACTAAGAAGGGGAACTTTGAGATCGATCGATCCAATATGTTCCGCGCTGACGAATGTTTCTTTTCACCAGAGAACAACGTTATTGCCTCCTACGATGTTGACGCGTTCGCTACAGAGTTGACTCCGGCTCAGTGGTCGTCCATTCGACTTACGAAAGCCGCTACTAAGATGCGGTCGCGTTATGAGCAGCAAGTCCAGAGCCACGGGTTCACCCCTGATGGCTTACTGGTCGCAGCGTCTGGTAAAACTTTGCCAGATTCAGGTTACGAAACCTTGCATCACACGGCCAGCACCCAAAAGGGTTTTTCCGGGTCGATCTTGAGTTGTGGAGGAAGCGTGGTTGGCATGCACGTATGCGCTGCCGGAGATCACAACGTGGCAATCCGAAGAGAATACATAGAGTACCTTATTGATAAAGGTACAGGCCTTGAATCAAATTCGAAAAACCGCAAGAAGTACACCTACGCCGACGCTTCCTACAAGGAAGCTTATCGCCAGAATAAATGGCGCGGTGGTGTCGTAGACCTCAAACAGATGAGAGATGGCAAGTTTGCTATCGTTCTGGACAACGGGGAAGCGACTTTTGGGTGGGACATCAAGGGTTTAGTAGAATGTTTCGGATTGACAGGTGATTCACGGCGGGATGAAGATTATTTCGAGGACATGATTATGGACACCAGGTCCAAGGGCCGACATGTAACCTTTGATGATGATCGTTATCGTCGCAACGAAAATGCTAGTGTGGCTGTGGTGAAGGTTAAGAAATTCTCGCAACCGAAGAAGAAAACTGAAGCGAAGTGCTCGCCAGTTAGTAAGAGCTTCAGTGTTGTGGAAGGACTGAAACCAGTGCACGGACCATCAGTGCCAATACCCAGACCTGAAGCCGTTCAGGTTTTGGAGGAACTTAAAGAGAGAGTTAAGGACCTCGGGTACGAGGAAGGGGCATTTGAATACCCTCAAATGGAACCACAAGACGAGCGTAAGTCGCTGGAGAAACACCTGGAGTTGTATGCTAAACGCGTAGGTAGCATTAAGCGCAATCCCACGGGCAGCGAGAAGAAGAGGTGTTCTGGTTTAGTCGCCAGTATGCTACAACCTGCTTCGTTCATTCCTGATGAACATTACAATCGCCTTGAGGGAGTAACCGACATTATCCATTCGTCAATCATCAATCCAGGAAAAGCTTCTGGCTACCCACATTGTTCTCAGGGTATGCCTCTAAACAAGCAGGTACTGGATACCTACGGCGTTCAAGGATTTGCTCAGTATGTCGTGAACGAGTGGCGCAAAGAGCGTATTGAAGGTAAGGTTATCATTAAGGGTGAGCCTACCAAGAAGAAGAAACTCGCTAACGGCATGCCGCGCATTGTTGTGAACCTCCCCCTCGAGACCACGGTAAAACACGCATCGGTATTTAAAAATTTGTCGATAAATTTGGTTAAACAGTGGAAGAAGATCCCGGTTAAGTACGCTTTTGCTCCAGGTAATCCTGGTCATATTGAGCATCTAGCGTCTTGTATCCCCGGCCCAGTGTGGGAAAGTGATAAGACTAATTGGGACTATATGATGTTCCCATGGATCGTTGAGGTGACTCGCGATACAGTCAAGCACTTGGCTGTTCGACACCCTAAATGGGACGACGAGCAGTTCGAAGGATATTTAGCAGACGTTGATGGTTGCTTTGAAGACATTTTCGAGAAAACTGTGTACCGCACCTCAGATGGAGCGGTGTACACTCCTAAGTCGTCTGGCATTATGAAGAGTGGGTGGTTCTTCACCATTGGTGGTAACTCCATTGCTCAGTTGGCTGTGCATGTGATGACTTGTATTCACCTCGGTCTCTCAGATGAAGAGATCTTAGCACTCGGCATTATAGCCGGAGGTGACGACGTGAACCAGGAGCCAGTTCCTGGCGGTGTCAGCAAGTATGTCGCTTGTGCTGCCGATTTGGGAGTCGAGATGGAAATCCATGAGCGTGAATCTATGTATCATTCTGAGTATTTCTCGAGTGACCTACGTATGGGCGATGACGGTCCTGAGTACTACCCTAAGAGGTGGACCAAGCATATTGAGCACTTAAAGGTAATCAAGCTTGAGGATCTAGCCGATGCGTTGTGTTCTCATATGGAGAATTACCGCCATGACAAACAGAAGTTCATGTTCTTGGAGGATATGTACCACAGTTTACGCGACAAGCACCCGGCGGAGTTCCCGGTATCTAAACTGGTGTCTCGCACTTTGCTGCTAGCTAGGCAGTACGGTTATGAGCACGCCTTGTGTTAGTAGAATTCCGACGTCCTGGAACAAGACTTTAAACTGTACCCCCTGTTTCACAGCAGGGGTTGGGGTGGTGGTCGGCGTAAATAAAAATAAGAAATATGATAAAACAACCGACAAACACAACGACGCAGTACCAAGGACTAGAAGGCGAGGATCCCTCCTCTCCTTTCTGGGCCCATGGTAACTATGTGGGGCCGTATTGGAGTGACGGTAAAGTGCAAAGTAGTGTCGTGTGGGGTAACAGAGAACCCACCGATGCGCTAGACGACTTAGCCCGAAAACATGACGCCGCTTACGCTCATTACAAAGACAGACCTCACAGAGAGGCTGCAGATGCCCTATTTGCTGAAGAGGCGCGCAAGCTAACCCAGAAATACGGGAAAGGGTGGGCTGCTGATCCAAAAATCGCAGCCACCTTAGTACAGTATGGGAATTACGCTCAGCGTCAAGCAGCCAAATTAGGTGAGTACACAAGATATGGTACTAGCGGTGTAGCTGGCAATTTAATCGGAGCGGGTCGTTTCGTGATTGGCAATCTATTGGATGCCGGTAAGATGGTGAATGGCACTTACCTAAAACAGGAGAGGAATGATGTACTGAAATTTTACGGGACAGACCCGAAGAAAGTTGAACAGGAGCGTCGGCCGGAGGGTACGACTCCTGCCTCATGGAGTATTAAGAAGACACCTTCTGTGGTACCCGTGTCTACCACAGTCGAAACCAAACCTGCGTTCACCAAA